ACAAGGCGCGATCTGGAGCTGGGTCCCACTATACTGTAATATCTAACGACACTGATTATCTTTCTTTCTTTTACGGTTCCAACAGTTCGAAGAACTGTCTTTCTTTCTTTCTTGCGAACGCGTAGCGTTCGTTCACACCGCGGAGCGGTGTGGTAATCTCTTGGTGTGAGTGAGTGTGGAAGCGAACAACAAGACGGCGAATCGGGTATTTATACCCTATTCGTCCTGGGCACCTGGGCAGGGGGGTTGCGAAGCTTTAAGATTCAGAACCCCCCTGCCCTGTTGCCTGTCCCTGCCTTCGGGTACCCCTCTCCCAGAGTGGGTGCTTTTCGACACTCCGGATAAGTTATAAGAAGGGAGAAAAGAAAGGAAGCATTGTGTCAATTTTTGTCTTTTGACAAAATAACAACATGGCTTCCCGTAAGCGCTCTCGTGATGAGGGCGACGTCGACGCTGCGGTCGAGCGATTCATGAAGAAGATTGACCGCAGCGTTGAGAAGCGTGGAGTGAAACGTACGGTTCGCAAGTACAGTACCACGTCTTTCGCCCCGGAAACGAAGTATTTTGATACTGCGTTTGCTGCTGCGGTGACGGCGGCCGGTACGGACTGGTCGTCGTCTGAGGTAGCTATGACGAGTTATGTGAACTCGTCAGGTGCCGTCGCAGCGTACACGGATTCTGCGCTGATTCCGTCTGCGCAGGGTTCGGGGTATGGGCAAGTGATTGCCAACAAGTACAAGCTGAAGGCTTTGCGCGTCAAGGGGCACATCACTGTGCCTGTGGCGTCGAATCAGACTGCTATCGCGCAGTCGCGGATGAGTCGACTGCTGCTTGTCATGGACACGCAGCCAAATGGTGCGCAAGCACAGGGTGAGGATATCCTTCAGGATATGGGCGGTGCCGTGAACAACTTCTCGTCGTTTGTGCGAGTGAGTGAAGGCGCTGGCAAGCGATTTGTCATTTTGGCAGATCGCAAGTTCAAGCATACACTGCTTGCGACTCCGCGGATGGCTGCTTTGGCGGCCGATCCGATCAACTATGGTGCGACGTATCAGGAGTGCCCCTTCGAGTTTGTGTACTCGCCGAAGAAGCCGAAGGAAATCCAGATCAAGAGTGGGAATGCGACGCCCACGATTGCTGGTCTCGTGAACTGCAACATTTTCATGCTTGCGTTCGGTATGACTGCGGATGGTACGATGGTTGCCACGACAGTGAACGGCAATGGTCGTGCCTACTACTGCGATTGAGCAGTACCACCTCCCCGGGCGGTGAAGAAACTTCGGAAGTTTCGTGTTTTTTCCGCCGGTGATTGGCGATAGAAATAGAAATATTTTGAGTCAATCTAAATGTGTGCATTGTTCTCTATGGAGAACTGGACTCGTGAAAAACGATTCAACAATCCTAAGCCTGTAACCGAGTGGATTCAGTGGGAGAATCACGCTGAATCGCGAGATTACATCTGGAGTCTGGGCCCACATAACGAACCTGTGAGTATCAAGTGGGACTATGGACGACTTGCGGAGCTGGAAAGACGGTCTGTGGTGGGACACAGAAGAAATCCCCTCAATTGATGCTTCGTCTATCTGGGGCCCCGGTATCATGGATATCGAACCTCATGTGCACTCTTTTAGTGCGCCACCTCAGGTCGAATCTCCCGTGGAGGTGCTTGCTCCTCCTCTGGATGGATTTGACGTTGACGATCCTGCTGTTCGTCTGACAAAGACGGGTCAGACAGGTCGTCTCACCGGGAAAGGTTTCTTCTTAACCTATTCTCAGAGCCAGCTGACTCGTGACGCAGTCACAAAGAGGCTGGGTCGTGAACGTGGTGTCAAGCGTGCGATAGCGGGCTTAGAGCACCATGAGGACGGCAATCTTCACTGGCACGTGCTAGTGGAGTATGAACGTCCAAAAGATGTGCGTAGCCCGTTGTATTTTGACATCGGGCGTGAACATCCGAACGTCAAGCTGTGGACACGCAGTGGCGGGTCTACGTACGAACAGTGGTTCTTGAACCATTGGAAGTACTGCAAGAAGGAGGATCCAACACCCTATATAATAGGGTCTGAGCCTGCAAGCGATCGTAAGCGTAAGCGTGACGATGTGTTCACGGAGGCGTTCCATTTGGCCAGGACGCAGAGTGTGAACGCTGGGATGCAGTTTCTGGAAGAGAACTGCCCCTATGAATTGGGTACGAAGTACGATTCGATCTACCGTACCTTAATTGCGATTCGCAATCAGGCTACGGGTCATCAGGAGCCTGCTCGTGCATTGAGCGAATTCACGCATGTTCCGTTGTTGGTAGATACCTGGAAGGTATTGTACGTCAATGGACCTACCGGATGCGGGAAGACAGCGTGGGCTCGTGCCCTACTACCTGAAGCTACTGTCGTACGTCACTGTGATCAGTTACGGACTGTCGACTTTAGCAAGGGTGTTATCTTCGATGATTTCGACATCGGACACTGGCCTCCTACCTCCGCAATCCACTTGCTAGATTGGGAGGAGCCTTCGGGAATCAACGTAAAGCATGCGCACGTGATGGTTCCCGCGCATACGCGTAAGATCTTTACGCACAACGTCAGCTTCGACCGTTGGGTGTCAAAAGATGCGACGGATGAGCAGGTTTCTGCGATGCGCCGTCGTGTTCACGTTGTGAACGTAACTAAATCTCTCTTTTAGTTCTATTTTTGCAAAAAATTGGAGCTCCAGTATCTCTCATTCGCGCCTACACAGTACTCGGCTAGAAACGAAGTGATACCATACCTTCACAGCAGGTAACTGGTTCCAACAGTTACTAGCTGTCGGTTTATATGTTTTATATAAACTACAAGGCGCGATCTGGAGCTGGGTCCCACTATACTGTAATATCTAACGACACTGATTATCTTTCTTTCTTTTACGGTTCCAACAGTTCGAAGAACTGTCTTTCTTTCTTTCTTGCGAACGC